GGTTAATCAGAATCAGGCTAGTACTGATGCTGGGCTTTCTAACGTCGGTACTTCGCAAGAGTACATGACACAGGATAAAGCGAATTACTTGATTACTAAGGCTAAGGAGTCTGCTTATGAGCGCGGACGCAATGAAGCCTTGGCGAGTCAGCAATCTGCTTCCCACGCACCGGTGAACATGGCAACACTGACTGAGGCTCAGATTATCGATTTAATCGATAAGCGAAGCGATGAAAAAGTGACTGCCAAGGTTCAGGCCCTTGCTCAAGAGCAATCTAACGCTAACGTAGCCAGACAAATTGTGTCTGAGTATGCAGCGAAGATGGCAGAAGGACGCAAGGAATATGACGATTTTGATGAAGTTGTAGGCGCGTTTAATATCCAGAACAGCCCCCAAATGGTGGCCCTGGTTAACAGCGTACCTGGAACTGAGCATTGCATGTATGAGATGGGTCAACATCCTGAGAAATTCAGTGATATTGAAAACTTGCTAAGGAATGGTCATCGTGTCGCTGCTGAGCGAGCCATGAAAAAGTTAAGTGATTCGATACTGAAGAATAAGGAAAAGGCACAGACTGCACAAGCAACGAAAGAGCCAAAGCCATTGAGTCAGTTGAAATCCTCTACCGCGTCCGTTGACGGTAGTTCGACTGTTCCGATGACTCAAAAATCAATGAAAGATGCTATTAGGGCGCTTCGTAAATATTGAGACAGGGTAACCGACAGTAAGAGACCGGCAACGAAGTTTGATCGTTGATGGAGACTTTTACATGGTACCTGCAAATATTTTACAACAAGTTGTGACCTGGAACATGGCCGACTTGGAAATCTTCCAAAACAACTGTTGCGTCGTTTCTACGGCCAATACTCGTTTTCGTGACCCAGAAAACTTCCCGGGCAATTTAGGCTCCAGTGTCAGCTACGAAACCCCGCCTCGTTTTGTGTCTCAAGATTCCTTGGTTGTTAACTTCCAAGAAATCCAACAGAACTCACGTACATTGACCGTTAACAAACAAGAAAACGTGTCATATGCTGGTACTGCTGAACAAATCGTATTCAACAATCTTGAAGAATACACCACACGTCTTGGCGACGCCGCAATGGCAGAGCTGGCTTCTAAAGTCGAATCAGACGTTACAACCCTCTTTGAAACCATTCCTTATCGTTTCTTCGGTAACGGTACTAACCCAATCAACTCTGCCCAACAATTGGCTCAGATGATTGCTAATTTCCGTTCATACTCAAGTGCCCCAGGCATATTGAAAGTCTATCTTGACCTTCAATCCATTCCTGCGATTGTTTCTACCATGCAAAACCAATTCACTCTTGAGCGAAACAATGAAAACGCTATGAGCTGGATGGTGGGTAACTGGGCTGGGGTCGAGTTTTATAGCTCCAACTTGCTGCCAATTCACTTCTCAGGTACTGTTGGTAATGCAACTTATCCTTCAAGCGTATTGACTGTTCTTAGTACCAATGACCCTACAGGTAACAATATTACCCAAATAACTTGGTCTGGTGCGGGCACTAGTGATGTGAACGCTATTAAGGCATATGACCATTGCCAATTCGTTAACTATGGTGGGGCAACTGTTCCTTACTGGCTAACCTGGACTGGCCACAACCAAACCAGCTTGCCTGTACAGTTACAAATCACTGCTGATGCGGCTTCAGATGGTTCAGGTCATGTGACAACCAGTATCTATCCTGCCCTTTGTGCTACTGATGGCAATATGAATCAGAACATCCCAATCAACATCGTTGCGGGCATGACTGCACAGTTTGTGCCTTCAGCTAAAGTGGGTTGTGCTGTGTCTGATAATGCTTTGTATGTGGCTATGCCTAAGCTGCCAAGTACTTATCCTTTCCCATCCTCTACGGCTACCGATGAAGATACCACTGTGTCAGTACGTTTGTATTATGGTGTTATTCCATTCCAAAACGTTTACGGCTGGACAAGGGACGTGATTTGGGGCAAAGACATGGTTCCACAAAACTCCATGGCAATGTTCTTCCCATTGACCCAAAACAACGGCATTGGTATGTAAACCAGGGCGCGAGAAGTGCACCGGCAATTGGGCTGGTGCACTCTGGGTTTAACGGAGGGAATTCATGGCTGTTGCTTACACTACTCGTCAGTTAATTATTGACTCATATTATCTGAGCGGTATTGTAGGACGCAATTATGAGTTCACCACCGGTGATGAAATCAACGATGGGTTAGACCGTCTTAATGATTTTTTGCAAATCAAAGGCGCAGAAACAAAGTTTATTCAATATTACACCAAGTTTGAAGACAATTTTGTCATTGGACAAGAAGTCTATTTCATCCCAAACCTAGTTGAAATAGATACTTTCACTTTCTTTTTAACTAATCCATATCAAACGTCTACCACAACAGTACGTTTTCAAATGGAAAACCTTAGCAGAGAAGAATACTTTGCATATCCCAGGGCTGAAGGAGTGAAGTCGATTCCTTACACCTGGCATATGGAGCGATGCCTTGGTGGCTGTAACATTTATGTTTACTTTCTTCCTGTGCAGCCTTATTTATTTCAAATTACGGGTAAGTTTGCGCTGCTAAATACGGGCTTGAATCAAGATTTAAGTCAATTATTTGATGGATGGTATTTGACCTATCTTAAATATGGCTTGGCAATATGGCTATGCGAATGGCGTTCTGTTACTCCTCCATTGAGTGTTGTTAAGACATTTGAGCAAATGGAACAATCTTTGAGTACATTGAGCCCTTTTGATTTTACTCTTAGGAAGTTGGAGTATTTTGCAACTGGGGGAGGATTGAATTGGGGCGATATAACATACGGCAAAGGGTGGCGCAAGCCCAGTTAAAGCCACCATTATATTATTATATCCTTTATTTGAAAGGGATGAAATAGGAGGTCTAAAAGTAATTGCAAGTTTATGTTGATATAAATGGAGGACTAAATTATAATCCTGGTTATCAAAACTTAGGAGTATTTTCTATGTCTGAAATTATCAAAACTTGCAAAGTCCATGGCCCATTAACTATTGACCAGGTCTCAGTTAACCCACGGAAAGATAGACCTAATGGAAAGGGCGAAATTAGATGTTTGCAGTGCAAAAGTGCCATTGCTGCTAGAGCATATGAAAAAAGAAAGACAATTTTTATTGAAACTGCGACTGACGAAGAAAAGAAAGGGGTCAGAGATGAGATTAATGCAAAGGTGAGAGCAGATAGACTGATTGATCCAGAAAAATATCGTAATCAAGAAAATAAAAAGAGACAAAAGAATTTAGAGCGCTCAAGAAAGTTAGACATCTTAAAAAAGTACAATTTCACAGAAAAGCAATATGATGACATGCTTGAGACTCAGGGTCATAGATGCGCAATATGCAAAGAATATGAAACTCGAAAGAGCAGAACTCCTGGAGAAATATCTAGGCTTGCTGTAGATCACTGCCATAAAACGGGTAAAGTTAGAGCTTTTTTATGTCACAAATGCAATCAGTTCATTGGATTCTGCAATGAGGATGAAAATATATTGATGGAAGGCATAATTTATCTTAGGAAACACAACACAGAATGACTATGCGCCCCGCACCATCACCCCCAAAATCTGAAGTCCCTTTGAAAATTGTGGGAGGATGTACTTTTGGACGTAACCATAAAATCTCTTCTGAACGTACTTATAACATGTTCGTCTCAGATGACACACTCATTCAAACGCCTGGTTATCGTGTAGTCATTACCCCCAAAATTGGTGGTAAAGGTCGGGGTATATTTGCCTCATCTCGTGGTGGCTTCATGGTGACCGTGATAGACAATGTTGTCTCACGTGTCCAGGGGCCTGAGGGTGCGCTCGAAGAAACAACCTTGTTTGAGCTGGGAACATATTTTGGTGATGTCACCATTGAAGAAAACTCAAATTATCAGATAGCCATTTGTGATGGCCTTGATTTGTGGATTTATAACTGGAAAACAGGGGTTCATGGCAAGGCAACACTCCCCGACAGCGAAATAACGGGCCAAGACATTATTCCTGGTTACGTCACATACCATGATGGCTACTTTATTGTGCCAGACACCTCAACTAACCAATGGTTTATTTCAAAGCCTAATG